TATGAGTTCTTTTTTGGCCTTTTCGAACGATTGAATAAGCTCTGGCACCGCGCCATTTACACTTGACTCCATTCTGCCTACCGCCATTTCGGCGCGTTTTTCCCAATAGGTCATTCTGTACCACCAGGATTACTAAAGTCATCAAACATATTTTGCGAGGCTATCTCCTGTTCTTTTGCTATGCGCTCCCGCTCGGTTGACCAATCGTCTGATAATGGATGTACCTTCGTTTTTGTCTCGTCAGACAACACTGTGTTGCTGGTTTGAGCTATCATCTGTACAATCTCAAGATCATTTTTGGGTTTATTGCGTGTCCATATTTGCTCCAAGTTAACATCTTGCGGCCTGCCTAGATATTTTAATATCGCCCTCACAAACTTATTAAGCGCAGGCCTGAACTCCGTCTCCATCAGCCCGGCTTTAAGCTCCAATAAGCTGTATAAAAATTCTATGTACACACCGCTTGCATTGCCTGTTTTATCCGGGTTAGGGTTGACCGCCATTGCGGATACGTATAGTTGGTCAATTAGCATCTCTAAGAACTTGGATCTCGCCTCATATGGAATATCTCCATGTAAAGTATCTACTCCTCCATCAGCATCAACTGTAATAAGTTTTTCCGCCTTAAGTCTTTGCAGGGGGCTAATATCTCTGGTTACTTCTTCGCCGTCCTCGGTGTAGTCTATCTCGGAGGTCTCGCCAGCATAGTTTTTGATCACCCATATAATTTCCTGTAGATCGTCTATATCGTTTGCAAAGCCACTAAACAGTTTGTCTGTCGCGTCTATGAGCTTCTTATACATCTTTAGATCGTTGACTGATGCAGCGTTATTTTTAAAGCAAATAAACGGGACCTCTCCATATGTATGTGAGACAACCTCTGTTTGTATAATATCTTTGTTCTCCTCTTGTGTGAACATGACGCATTCTGTGTCCGACCACAAATTATAGTGAGTAGTCGTTTTTTCATTGTCTATGATATTATAAACATCTATAATGTATTGTATTTTTGGTTTAACGGTACTAGTATCATATACAACTCTTATTCTCTCCGGGTCTACAAAGTAGTAATCGAATTGGTTATCCTGCACCCAGTAAGCAAGCCATGCCTGTCCACAGTTGGTAGCGTCTGTCCCTAATTGTTTAATAACCCGTTCATAATCGTCGCCTAGCGCCTTGCTAATATCATCTAGTAACTGATCGTCCTTAGTAGCGCTGTTTGTATCAAACATAGGAGGATAGGTAAAAAGATATCCTATCTTTTGATCAGTAAAAATTCGGTGCCAGTTGGTCGGAATGCGATTATCTGCGCTTTTTAGTGGGTTTTTGCCTAATTTTTGCAGGTAGTTATTAACCTCATCAATTGCCGCCGCTCCAGTCTTTATAATATCGTCGTCGTTAAAATAATATCTTCTGCCCTCTGCTGCCTGGGCGCATATCACACTATGCTGAGTGTCAGTATCTTTAAGCAATTTTTTTAAAAGCGGCACCCGGTTTTCAATCTGGTCTATGTTATATTCCCCCTATTCTTACTCCGGAGCGTTTAAGCACCCCCTGTATTCCATATCGAATACTGTCTATATGGTGGTTGAACATATCGATCGGCTTATTAATATACTCGCCTGTGGTTTTATCTTTTTGCCATGTGTAGTTTTCAAATTCATCAATCGTATGCGGACAGCGCTCATCGACAATGATTTGATACCCCATTATCGTGTCTATTCCATGACGCACACTATCAGGGCCTTTTTCTGCGGGCCTTATCCTATGAATGCCCTTGCGCCGGATTTCTTCTATAGACTTTTTTTCCGCGCTGTCGGCTACAATTACCTCTTTGGACAGTCCCAAAGATTTAATCGTCTGGGCTATCTCTTCGTTAACCATACCCTTTTTGTCGTATTCGCCGGTAATATACAACTGTTTAGCTTTTGGATTGATGCGGCCCCATGTCAGCGCCGTTGGATCATTGATATATCCAAAATCCAGGCCCGCCCAAAATGGATATGTTTTAATCTCTTCTAAATCGATAATCTGTTTATGTACAACCGGGAATACCAGTTTGTCAAGAGTCGTAAACTCTCCCATGCAATAAATTTTATAGTATGTAGGGTTGGTATTAATTAAATTTTCCAACATATCCACATACTCTCTGGTGAGAAACTTATTGTCTTTATATGTGCTATGGATAATTTTTGATTTTTCTGGTATTGGACCCGAAAACCAGTGTTTATAGCACCAATTAACCTTACTCACCGGATTAAACATAAGATATATTTGAGGCCTTCCGACACTTTCAGGAGGCCTTAAACGAATATCAAGCTGCGTGAAATCGTCCTCTGTAAGTTCTGTTGCCTCTTCTATAACAATGTCTGTGATATCTGTAATAGATTTGATCTTTTCCGGATCATCTAACCCTTTAAATAAAAATTCACTTCCATTTGGCAGAGATAACCGCATTTCCGATTTGTTCTCCTGATACGGTATTCCTCCTACTGACAGCACACTTTTAATTAATGAATATATGCTGTCTTTTAATGTGCGGTCTACTTTCCGAATGACTAATACTCTACGTTTGTTTCCCACAGCTTTAATTACAATCTTCTGCGCTGCGCCATAAGACTTTCCTGATCCACCGCCGCCATAATATATTTCATATCGGTTACTGTAGTCGTCTATAATATCCAACACCCAGGGATTAAACATCTCCGGGTTTAGCAGTTTTTTATTTGGCCTGTTCATTATCACTCAAAAAGAATTTACTAACCCCTATAATTTGTTGTTCAACTTCCTGTTTATCTTTCCATTCGCACCAGTTTTTAAGGGCAAAAATTGTCATGGTTGGGTTATACCTCCCTATCATAGCTCCTTCCGCCATTGTATCTGCCTGAAGCTTTTCAAACTCTTTTTTTATGTTGGGAAAGTATTTATTCAAGGCATTGTAAATTGTTCTGCGGTCAGTCGCTTTATATTCCCTTGTCAGCCATTCACAAAATCTTGTTTGGCTTGGGATCGTTTGAAAGTTATTTTCTTTGACCCAGATACAAAACTGCTGATATAATTCGATTAATTCTTCTCCACTCTGAAACCGTTTAGGATTGCCCCGCGGCCTTGCACCGCTTTCTTTTCCTGCCACAATATCACCCTTTCTATCCGTTATAATGGCATTCTCCGTTCCGATAAGCCCCGCAGTTTTCCTTAAGACATTCGGCCATTATATACCTACGCATTGTAGTATATCGGTCTTTCTCCAAATGCCCTTCTTCTCCATAATCGCAATTTTCAAAATGGTATTCCGTTTCAATCTGTAAGTTGTATGGACATATCATATTTACCCCTTTATTAGGCGGTATTCTCCACCGCCGCCCTCAGCGTTTTAGACCTGTTTGACGAAGGCCCTGTAAATTAAACAGAGATGCAGCTTCTATGCCTTTGTATAGGTTCTGTCTGTTCTTTGCTTTCTCATATCTAAAATCGGATATTCCCCTTTTGACTTCTTACCATTGCCCCTATCTGCTCTATAAGGCCCTCTTCTTCCCAAATTAAAATCTGTATGCGTTTTTTGATCATGCTTTCCTCCGGGCCGTTTACTCCTGTTAACTGTTCTTTCAGTTTTATCCGGCGGTTCTGTAGGTCTATCACTTTTTCCTGGTATTCTTTTATCAAATCTTCTAACATGGAATTTCCTCCAGATAAAACAAAAAAGCCAACTAATCACTGATATTAATCAGTAATTAATTGGCTCCTGGCTCTATGGCTCCTGGCTCTCGATATTCACTTTAAATATCTCTTTACAAACTTTACACTGATATTCTAGATTTTTAACGATAGCATCTTTATTTATGGGAAATAGCTTTTTCCCACACTTTGGACAGGTTACCCACCCATTTTTAATCATATATTTTCTACCTCTAATTATACCAGATATATGGTTATAACGCAAGTGTATTCATATATTTTGTTTATCTCCCTATTTGACATACTCCCCGCGGCTAAAGCCGGGGGCCTTACGGCGCACTTGGTAAATCTACTTCATTTTTGCAAATAATTACATGGAACGGAATTTATCAATTCCCGACACGCATTAAAAGGTGCGCAATGGCGCAGCAAAGTAATTTGTCTTTATACGGTTCATATATACAGCCTTCGCATTGCTTCATATTTCTCCCTCATCGTCATTGCATATTTGGTCAAGTTTCCCGCTTTTGCAGAACTGCTTGTAAAATTCCACTTCTTCCCGTAATTCTTCTTCCGTCTTTTTCACAGTGCATTGAATATGCATAACCATACTATCGTCTTTGTAAATGTGAATATGGTTGTTTGTGTTCTGTACTACCGTATATTCGCCGCATTGTACCTCTGTAGGTTTGTATTCGCCCTCAACATATTTGTAAGGCTTACCGCAAAAATAGCAACTGTCTTTTTCATATGCTGGTTCTCCACAGTATGGGCAAAACGGAATATATACTCCGTATTCCCACATCCATTCCACTTCTTTAATTCCCGACATTGTTGTTACTCCCTTTCAAAATTTTTTCAAGCTCCATAAGCGCGTATTCGCGTAACTTGCATACCAATTGATAAGAGCAATTCATATCACAGGCTATTCGCTCCCAAGTCTTATACAAGATATATCTGCTATGCAATACCCTATAATGATTTGGCTTTTCCAGTTTCAAAAGTTCAGCGTTGACTTCTTTTTTTATGTTTATGTATTCATCGACAGATTGATTGATTTCCTCTTGCAGTTCGATAATCCTTGCAACTGCATCGGTCATTTTGTCGGGGTTCCTTGTGCCGCTCACAACATCACCATTTAATTCTGCCGATTTTACTCTTTGCAAATACGCTTTTTCGGTCAATTCTAAGCCCCCATTCTGCTTTTTTAATTTGCCTTTCCTCTCACTTTGTATTACAGCGCATCATACCATTTTTTCACATAGGTCATCGTATCGCACCAGTTAAGGATTTTTAACCTACCAGAAGTCACAGTTGGGGCATGTTCTATCAGTTTCAACACTTCTTGATAAACCAACGCTTCCCGCTCCATGCCTTGGTTAAAGCTATTGTTATATCTTTTAATCAACTCTTTTTTGAGCGGTTCTCGGTCAATCAATCTTTCTATTGTCAACCCTCCGTTCTCCGTAGCTGCAAAAACCATCTTTCGGCATGGTTAAATTGTGTAACCAAGTGCAAAGAACAGTATCGGTTAAATCGGCAGATGGGTTTCTACGGGCACAGTCCTTACAGCGCACCACAGAAACAGCGTCAACGGTTGGTAATGTATTTAATAGGCTTTCTGCCCAAGCGATACCAACAAGACCAATTACCTCTTTGACTTTTTCACTATACAGCTTTTTTATCAGCATAGCTTTGTCAATCAGTTCCATCGATTAATCCTCCTGTTCCATGCTTCGATTGCTTTCTTCTCGTGCCGCTTTCTTGCATTAGCAAGTGTTCTATATTCCCCATTGTCTTTTACGCTAGAAATATTCGCACCGCAATCAAAACACTTAATTTTTACTCCGTAACGCATGGTCACAATCGTTATATTAACCCCACCGCAAAACGGACACGGTTTAATTTCCATTGTCTGCTCCTTTCAGCTTGCGCCCGCACCACGGGCAGTACTCAATAACAATACCTTCCCATCCATCTGTGGCGTCATAGTAATAAATGGCGTTGTCTAAAATAAGGAACTCATGCGCCCCTCCCGGAAATGGCAGCTCTTTGTTATTGCAATATTCGCACCCCTTATATTTCTTAGCCCTCATTGCTGTTCCTCCAGCTCTATCTTGCAATCCTGTTTTCCATACAATTCGCAGGCTAGGTTGAAATACAGAACATATTCCCTGATTTCCTCTTCCGTGAAACCATCGGCTTTCGCTAAAGATTTCCAGTAAGCATTCCATTGTTTAAACGTGTAAATTTTGCAGCCAACTTTTATTTTATTTTTTGTTGCAGTCGCAAAAGAATATTTTGACCCTTGAATATATAGAGGAGATTTTTCCCAAGCATCGCCGTACACCCAAGCATTGCCGGACACCCAAGCATTGCCGGACACCCAAGCATCGCCGTACACCCAAGCATCGCCGTACACCCAAGCATTGCCGGACACCCTAGCATTGCCGGACACCCTAGCATCGCCGTACACCCTAGCATTGCCGGACACCCAAGCATCGCCGGACACCCTAGCATCGCCGTACACCCAAGCATCGCCGTACACCCAAGCACCGCCGTACTGATCTAGATTTCCCTCTTTTTCAATCCACCCTCCTAAATCTCCGGCTTTTGCAATCATTCCAATGTCAATAGTTGCCCTTATGCGCTTTAATGTAATTCCAAATACAACCTTTGTTTCCCCTGTAAATTCGTACTTCATAATTACCTTCCTTTTAACTGATTTAACATATTCCGTTTCAAACTCTTTTCCACAGATTTTGCACATCTTAACAATTATGATTTTTGCCCCTGATCTGCGCAATGCGCCTGGCGAGCCCATAGGACGCTGTTTCCACATCCCCGCCGAACTCTTCTTCTAAAATCCGCTCTATCTCGGTTTCCAGTACGGCGAGCCGGTCATTGCCAAAACCAAATTTGTTGTTGAGAGCTACAGCGCACAGATTAAGCCCAAATTCAAACCCTTCTTTTGTGTTTTGATAGACCTCTGCCCTTTTGCGTTCCTGAAGCTTCACAGCATAAGCGTTTTTCATTTTCTTTCCTCCCGTATCTCCATCACCGTCCTGGGCCGGTCCTTATCCCAGTCCCCTTCCAGCAGAAGCTGAATGTTAAAAAAACTGTCGTCCATTAAAATTCCCGCTTTTACCAGCCCGTCAAGCACTATTTTCCCTGAATAGTTGTCCGGGTCCCGTCTGCGCCTGTCCGGGAAATAGTATGTAATCTTAACAACCGCCTTTTCTATCGGCTTGTCTGGTTTCGGGCGGCACACAAGCGCGATTAGCCGCTCCCACTCCTTTTTTATCCTTTGGTACTCCCGGTAATTTGTTCTTCCAATAAATCGGTTGTTGCTGGGCGGGATCTGCGGGATGGTGTATTTGTACATGGGATGAAATATTCCTCCATTGTGCGCAGCTGAACTCTCGTTAACTTCACAGCCAGCGCCTTTTTTACACTCTTTTCCGATCTGGACAGGGTGCTCGCTATTTTTTTGATGCTTTCCCCTTCCTGGCGCCACTTTTGACACAAATAAGGAGTATCCGGTTCAAGTTCCCGGTCCAGATTTTTGTTTTTCTGTTCTTGCTTGCGTGCTCTGCATTCTTTTGAACAAAATTTCCTTTTGGGTTTTCCCAAAAAAGATTTCCCGCAAACGATACATTTTCGCTCCACCTTTTCCTGCTTGTTGCGCGCGGCGTTTAAACAGTCCGCCGTGCAGTATCTTTGAGTAGTGGAACTATATTTGTTCGGTACAAACTCTCTGCCGCACCACTCGCAAAATTTAATTCCCATATTTCCCTCCGACAATCTGTTTTTGATAGGCTCTGGCCGCTATCTGCGCCGCCTTTTCCTGCGATACGGTTATACTGCCGAACCGCTCTATATTCTTTTGTTTGATCTCTTCCAGCACCTTCTGATCAAACACCTGATCAAAGGAGATCCACGAACTGTACAGTTTCCCGTTGTTGCACATAGGACATCTAGCACGGTAGGTATACGGATAATCCTGGAAAGGGGGCACTCCCTTTTTCGTATAGGCGATTGTTCCCGCATCCATACAATAAAAGCATCTCTGGGTATTTTTAAGCGGTACCACGTCTTTTTTATTCATAGAGACAATTTCTTTAAACTCAACTAAACTAGGAAAGTACTTGCAGTTTCCTAAAACATCGTTATACAGTTTTCTTGCGTCCTCGTCCGCTATCCCCTGCGCCGCTTCAAAGTAAGCGTTGGAGGCCATCTCATCTATCTGCCGGTTATACTGATTGCATAAATAGCTTAAAAACTCCTGAAATCTTTTCTTGGTCAAAACGGCAGCTCCCCTTTATCAAGTATTTTAATTTCACACTTTGTCCGGGGCCTGGCTTTGTCCTGCTCTCTGGATAACCACCCGTTAATAAAGCGCTCTATCCCGCTTTTGGTTTTACGCCGTTTAGGATTTGCCGTCAGCCATCCTTTCATTTTGCGAAGCTCTGATAAAATATCCACCCCTGGATATAATTCTATCCATCTCCTGATACTGTCCTCAAAAATTGGGTATTCACTTTTATCATTCAGCGGTAAGGTGATCTTCGCTTGTTGGTCGGGAGCTTTTTGCTCCGGACATAATATACTCTTCTCTTCTATACTCTTCTCTTCTTTACTTTGTTCTGAAATGTCAACATTTTTTGAAGAAATGTCAACATTTTCCCACTTTATGTCAGCATTTTTGCAAATTTGGGCGACCTTAACCAAGAGGTACTTACTTTTGACTTCCACAATTTTACGGCGGCTGACTGTCTCAAAGTATCTTTCCTGTATTCCTTTAGAGGTTAACACACGATACTTATCATAGTTGTTTTTGTCAAAAATACCTCTTCTGACCGCGGCCTCCACTATCTCAGAAACGACGCTCCCACCCAAACCAATTCTTTTGGCGAACAAAAGCGCAACCTCATTTGTCCATTCAATGTAGTAACCATCCTGTCCATAGATCATCTGGAACAGTTTAACGACTACACCAAACCCTGTCAGTCCAAATTCGGCCTCGATCAATTCAAATTTGCTGTCCAGCTGTACATCAAGCGGAAAATAGGGTATTCCGCTTCTTACCATGATGTACCTCCGTTATTAAAAAGGCAGGTCCCCGCTCCCAGACGCTCCCTCTGAAAACTCCCGCTGCGCCTGGAGCGGCCTGTTGTCCGGGGCGCTGCCTTTACTGTCCGCGAAGTATGCGGCGCTTACCGCCACTTCCACCGCCGTCCTCCTGCTCCCGTTTTTATCCTCATAGTTTCTAGTCTGGATAGAACCTTCCAAGGCGATCATCTGCCCTTTGGAGAAATATTTGGAGATAAACTGCGCCGCTGCCTTCCACGCCGCGCAATGAATAAAATCTGTCTGTTTCTGTCCGTTGGTATCGCTGAAATTCCGCTCCACCGCCACGCAAAACGACACCATGTCCGTCCCGTTCTGGGTTTGTCTGATTTCCGGGTCAGCGGTCAGCCGCCCCATGATAATGACTTTATTTAACAATCCTATTTCCTCCAACCGATTTTTTCACAAAGATAATCGTCAAGCTCTATCCACGTGATATGATATTTTTCATCAAAACTTTTTTGTCCGATATTATCTACCTCATTGTGGTGTTTACGGCATAGCGGCTGTACCCGTTGGTCCGTGTGATGTATTTTGCTTCTATTCCTCCCATTGCCTACTCTGTCATACTCGTGGATGTCCGCTTTTGCCCCGCAAACAGCGCACCTGCGGTTAGCTACACAGGCGTAGAGATAGCGCCCAATATCCTCGCACCGATTAAGCAGGGTGTCATTACAGGGGATCCCATAGGCAACACAAAGCTCCACCAGCCAGTCTATAAAGTCCCTTGCCGTGTTCATATCTACCGTGTCCTGCGTTCTGTCCGCAAGGCTAAAAAGATCAATTCCGGAAAGCTGACAATAGTTTTGGGTAAGCTGTCTCCTAACGTTTTCAGGAGATATCTCCAGCAAATAGTTTAGCTGCAGCTCCCGGAGAGTTTCATTAAACACCAGCTTTTTCTTATCAAATCCTGACATCCATGCGGAGATATCATTTACAAGAGCAAATATTTTATTTCTCTGTTTAGGCGACAACTGCCTCCCGTCAGTAAGATAGACTTCGCAGTCAATAATCTGCTGTTTATGTAGGTAATATTCATCCGAAAACGGGGCGATTATCGTTAGTGCTTCTCCATCGTATTGTGAGATATATCCTTTAATAACCACCCCGCTCCCTCCTTCATTTTTTTAATTCATGACAGGTAAACACATGCGGCCTTAGCGCTTCTACGGGGCGTAGATTTGGCATAATTCCTTGTGAGTACAATTTGCAGTCAAAGAGCAATTCCCTTCGTATTACCGCCTTTTCCTTACCCTGGTGAGGATATATAAGTACCGGTTCTTGATCGCAGGGGATCCAGTCGACCCCGTCATATACCCATTTGATCGGAGCATAACAAAGAGGACAAAAATCATAATCTCCCTTATGCCGGTGTTTCATCCACAATCGATCCCGCCAAAGCATCCAGATCATACCCCTCCCAATTTTCAGGCTTTAACACATAATATGGTTTAATCTTAACGTCCCCTGCTGTCTTACGGCAATACTCGCAGTGGCCACAGCGCCGGGGTAACTCCGCGCCCTCCTTTACCCTCATGATCCTTGGCAGCCGCTCTTTAATCATCTGCATTTCATATGCGTATTTGTCCTTATGATTGAGCATAAAAAGTCCCTTATCAGGAGGATCCTGCTTGGTAATTGCGGCAATTAAAAACATAGGATATTCTGCACTTCCGGTGTTTTGCATTTCGATTTCTGAGTACACCGCCGCTCGCATCATATACCCATAAGCTTCAATAAAGGTTTCTCTTTCCCTAGTTTCCTGGTTGTATTTCAGTTCCCGGATATTTGCGGAGGTTTTCCAGTCAAGGATAATTCTTGGGTTGCTTATGTATTTATCCATCCTGATACGCCACGGCACGCCAAAAACTGTACCAGTCATGCTTATCTCTACCTGCCCTGGCATATCCCGAAACTTTGTAAATGTATTGTCTCGGTTAATCGCGTCTATAATCTGATCGGCGGTAACATATGCGGCGTATTTGCCAACAATCTGTATCTGCCCGGTTTTTTTATCCACCTTTGTCTTGTAAATATCGTCAAAGTGTTCTTTGCAAAATGCTTCGTGGGGCTCTTTCCCCTCCATGTAGGTATGCACATAATTCCCGACAATTAAAGCCTCGGAAGGTTCCTCTACAAACCTTCCCTGCAGCTTTGCCATTTGCTTTGCTTCACACTCTAAAAAGCCCTGATACTGTGAGCAGCTCATATATGCCATATCCGCTTCCCGGCTATAATAATTCTCAGATGTCAAAATCATAGTTATAACCCCAGCTGTTCATTCAGCTTTTCGGCGGCTTCCTGCTCTTCCATCGAGGGAAGTTCCGCGCCGCTTTCCTGCCCGAACGCTTCCTCCGGCTTTACGAAACCGTCTTTGATGGCATTGTATAGGGACTTAATCTTTACAATATCTTTTGTGGTAAGACCGTCAAAATCTTTATTTACCACGCCTCCCAGCATTTCAGGAGTAATCCAATCGGCCAACTTTTGAAAGCAATCCAACATGGATTTTCTGGTATCCTCAATAGATTTTCCCTTATTTACAGTCTCCATTAAAGTTTTTTCACAAACTTCTAATGCCTGATCCACCACATAGGAGGGGATGCCGGCCTGCATACATGCCCTCAATCTTCTGGCACCGTAATTCGCCATCATTTCATACTGCTCCCGCTCATCCGTCACCATATATGACCCGTTTTTTGTATTGCGTATAAAGTTGACGTCAAAGGTTTTTGACTGCTGGGAGTTGGTTTCAAAATCCCAAAATCTTACCTTTACAGTAGAGCTGTCCTTCCTGCGCTCCACCTCGATCAAAGAGCTGTCACAGTTTCCCCAATTTCGGGTAATTACTTCCATCAACCGGATGGAAGGGCCTTTTATTTCCGTTGCTTTATCTCCTTTCCCCTTTACATAGCTGTATTGGGCGGTTTCTGCCAACCTTGGGTTCTGGCACTCATTCATGATGTTGGAAATAACCTGGTTGGTGTCGCGAGGAAATTGCTTGGCTAAAAATATCTGGGCTTTGACTTCTGCTACTTCCCTAGTTTCGTTAGATACCCCAACCGGTTTGCTGTTTTGAGACTTTTCCATAGAAAAATTATTCATTCTGTTACCTCCTTCAATATCCAGTTACCAGAGAAAAACCATTCCACAAAATCCAATTTTTCATTTTCAGGGAGCTCGCTCATATGCTCTATAGCGTAATTATAAGCGTCTTCTATTGAGACTGTTTTTCCTGACTCCTGGCAAATCCCTTTGTATATTTTCATCTAACCGTTGACAAACCGCCCTTTCAAGTTTATAATCTAAACAGAGATATTTTCTGTGCGCCCTGTCGGTATTGCAGTACCGCGGGCGCTATTTTTTTGTGTTTCTGATGATAAGTATGGTAAACAGGATCATCATTGCCGTCGCCGCATACAAGACGCACAGCTGCTGATTGGTTACTGTAATCGTTATACGCCACATCTAAAACCTCCCTCCTAACCATCGCTCCAGCTTCCTTATGGTTTCCTCTGGCAGCTTGTCCGCGATGTACGCCCCGGCCCCTAAGATCAAAAGGAATACCCCCATCACCAGCAGCCAGTAAAACAGGATTACTATTTCTTCTTCGTTCACGTCATCACCTCATGTCTTAAAGTTCCCTAATTCTAAAGCATGCTCAAACAGTATGTAAGACCGCTGCGCATGTCTCCCATCAGAATGTCACCTGCCCCTCTACCTGGATGTTCTTATAGTTTCTGAAATGCGCCTTTACCGGGATGATTTTCCTGTCTGCCTGCATGTCCGGATACATCTGTACCACTATATACTTCTCCCCGAACACCCGCAGGATTGACATGGCCCGGCGTACCTGCTCCTTTTCAAATAACTCATACTCCCGATCTGTGCCTATATAGTATCCCTTGCCTTTGGAGCTGCTGACAATCTTACATCCCGACATACGCAGATACATAATCATGTCCCTGATTACCCGGTCATTTTTCCCCGTTAACCTTACCAGCCTTTCACGGGTAATCGGGTGGTCTTTTCCTTGGGGAATGTAGTTAAGTAGGTTCATAATGGTCACCACTCATATACATATTTTCTTTTTGCTGGACGGATTTTTTTATTTCTTTAATACAATCATCAATAGACATCCCCGTTAAAAGAGCAACTAGCCCCTCTTTATACACTTCATCCAGTACTTCTTTTGTTCCTATAATCCCTAGATTTTCTGTCTTGCCCGTTTTCCGGTCATATTCGAACCTCATGACTCCCATTGTCACTTTTTTCACCTCCTCCGCTCTCTCTGAGGGCGGATTTTTATTCATAGATATCCTTCCAGTCCATACCCAGCACTTCCGCAATTTTTTTCGCATAGATAACGGATATGGGGATACCTTGTTCGGCCTTGCTAATAAGCTGTTGGCTACAACCAACCATTTTAGCTAAATTCTTTTGCCGAAGCCCTTGTTTGATCCGTTCTTCTTTTAAAACTCCCATCATTACCTCCAAAGTTTGACAACCCATATAATTTATTGTATACTATATATTGTGGTAGAACATATGATCTAAACAAAATATAGGAAAGGAGGATTGAACATGCAAAAACTTTATAGTCCTGGTGAAGATAACAAACCATCGGGTACTTATACCGAAGTAGGACCCCGTGGAGGTCAGGTCTCTAATCCTAGGACGGTTAACATTGATCCTGGTGACCGTCTCCCGCCAACCCAAGACAGCGGGCATAAATGGAAGAAAAAGTAATCCCTAGAGCCGTTGTTGACCTCAACGGCTCTAAATTTTTATTTTTCGCTTCCAAAAGCAATAACATTTTCCGAATAGGTTGATCTGTAACCACGCCTCTACAAATGTCTCTCCATTTTCTTGATATTTTGTAATGTAATGATGCAATTTCTCACCTCCTATTGGATTTTTATGTATCGGCTTGTCCTTCCCGCCGGCAACTGGGATGGGATTAAATTTTATAACCATTTAACGAACTAATGATTTGGGTTGCTTGCTGTAAAAGCTCCAATAATTGGTTCGCTTTTTTTATTGCTTCATCTAAGGCTTTCGTATCAATTTCTAGTGTGAGGTTTGGTTTCATTAACAATATCACCTCTTTTTGTCAACTTTTTCTTTTACCCCTTTAGCATAGAGTTCTCCCGCTTCTACCCCTAACGCTGCTGCTATTGCCAATGTATCACAGGGTTTTATGATTTTACGGCCGTTAAGCATATCATTGAACTGCTGCCTTGAATATCCCGCTCTTTCAGCAACAGCGCATTGTTTTAGTCCTCGTTCATTTATAATGCGATTGATGTTGTCCGGTAAGTTTGCATTATGATTTGTGACCGTCATTCCGTTACTCCCTTTTAACCAATTCTTCGGGGCGGCTTTGTTTTATGTAGTTAAACTCCCCTAACTTAATTTTCTTGCCAAAGTAGCCTTTGTTATTCCTATGCCCTGCTTATAGATATCCCTAAATGCACGTCTTATGGTGGTAGGGCTTTTTCCTAAAAAACGGGCTATTTCTATATATGTGAGAGCTTCTTTGTCCGGGAACGCTTCACATAGACGTTCTAAGTTGTCCCGGTAGGCTTCTTTTTCTCTGGGCATCTGTATCCTCCTTTCGTAGATATTCAAATAGTTTCCACTTTTTCCAAAGGGGCTTTTATATATGTAAGTGGTTTGTTTTATCACCATTCGGTGATTTTTGGGGTAAAAAAATTTCTGTGTATTTGCTTTCTGATAAATCTAGTACCTCAACAATCTTTGCTACTTCATCGGTGTCCGGTTTATATTTGTTGCATATCATTTTGGATACTTTATTTTTATGCCAACCTATAACATCTGCAAATTTCGCTTGTGTCCCAAAAACAGAAACAATTTCTCCTTTTAATTTACGTGTGTTCATGATCTCACCTCTATTCATCACCATTTGGTGATTTAATAATATCACAGTTCGGTTATTAAGTCAATAGTAATTTTGACTTTTTTATTGAATTTGGTGATAAATCATAGTACAATCCTTAGTAAGGAGGTGTTTTAAATGGAAAGGCTAAGTAATGTATCTGCCAGGCTTAAAGAATATCGAGACATAAAGGGTTTAACTTTATCTGATTTGGAAAAGCTTATAAATATACCTGCGCAGACCCTGAATAGGTATGAGCTGTCCCAACGAGTTCCTAAAATTGATACGGCTATAGAAATAGCAGAAAAACTTTCAATAAATCCTTTGTGGCTACAAGGGTATAATGTTGGGATGTATGAAGAAGCGCCCCCGCTAAATCTTAGTGAGGACGCATCTATTAAGTATGAAAAGCTTGTAGAAATGTTGGGGTTGTTCACGGATGAAGAATGGAATAAACTTATGGAATATGCCACTCTTTTAATAACTGCTCGGCAAAATCAAAAAGACGAGAAGTAACCTCATTCTGGTCGTTAGAATATCGAATTATCACATCTAAGGCTTCACGTCTTGCTTCAAGTTTATCGGTCATATCCTCTTTAGGGGGAACTGGCGTTTGCAATTTTCTCACCATATATTTGTCATTACTCTGTCTTACTATCGTTGTTTCACTTTGCTTTGCCATGTGTACCCCCTCCTTATAATATTCTTCGTTGATCGTGTGGTAGGATGTTGTCAGCCCTATATTTAAACGAAATTATGTCCTATAGAGCGGTAATTATATTGTACAATATTTACCACGTTTTTGAACTGGATAATTATTCCAGTACAGTGATTTACTACTTTTTGTCGTATTTTTAAGTATTTATGTTGGAATTTTATTATACCACAACTTATAAGTGTTATCAATTGTACAAAACCTCTTAATATTTATGTATTAATTCGGCAGGATTAAGGAGGCGTTTGTTTTGAACTGCAAGAAATGTCGAAAACCAATTCCAGATGATGCAAAATTCTGCTGTTATTGCGGTGTCCCTCAGAAAAAGAAAAAGATGTACCGCCGCCCCGATGGGCTTTATGAAAAGAGCGTCACCATTAGCGGTAAAAGGGTTGTTTTCCGTGGTAAAAGTGAAAAAGAAGTAGAGCGTAAAATGCTTGAATTTCAAGGGGTCCAGGAGAAGGGAGCATCTTTTGAAGAAGTCGCCCAAGAGTGGAAAGAAGTTCATTTTCCTACTGTGACCTACAACACTCTTCGTTCCTATAAACCTGCTATGAATAAAGCGATAGAATATTTCGGAGATATGCTACTTAAAGATATTCAGGCAAAGGATGTTAAAATGTATCTCGCCCAACTGCCTAGCACCTGGGCGCAGAAAACCTTTAAAAATTATTTTCTTGTGCTCAATTTAATATTTGAATACGCCGCCAGCAACGGGATAATTGAACACAATCCCGCCGAGTTTGTGCAAATTCCTAAAGGTGGCAAACGTACTTATCGGCGCGCGCCGACGCCAGAAGAGATCGAGGTTATCAAATCCAGTACAGAAAAAACATTTGGCTTGTTCGCTTACTTTCTTCTTTATACCGGTTGCAGGCGTGGGGAAGCTTTAGCCTTACAATATAAAGATATTGATAGGAAAAACAAAGTGATACATATCACGAAGAGTGTATACCATGAAGGAAATGCACCGCGGATTAAGCAGCCTAAAACGGAGCGGGGATTTCGGGATATTATTCTGTTAGATATCCTGATGGAGCGACTTCCAAATGGGAGGCCGTTAGAATACATTTTTGGTGAGAAAGACAGTCCGCTGACCGCAAGCAAAGCCGAAGATTTATGGATAGCCTATCAAAGGGAAACCGGATTGGGTGTTACTCCGCATATTGTCCGGCATGGCTATGCCACTATATTGCATGAGGCCGGTATCGATCCTAAAGATGCGCAGGAAATGTTAGGACACGCGAACATCTCAACCACCCTGGATATCTACACACACATCACCCAAAAGCGTAGAAGCGAAATGGCACAGAAATTGAACAATTACACACAAAATACACAGTAG